ACATAAACCGTAACAGAGACTGAATGCTCTGCCCAGTTCTGCTTAAAGGTCAGCCAGTTTTCTAGCTGGTCAATAGCTGTTTGTTCACTTGCCAAGGTAGCACCTTCTGGTGATTTGATTGGGAAGTAGAACACAGTTGTCCTAAGCGGGTTCATAACATCATACTCATTAGGAACACCTTGGTCCTTCAATAAGGCTGTCAGGGGGTCGTTATTAGACTGCCGGACAGACCGTATATAGTAAGGACTGAAACGCCCGTGGATACCAGAAGAGCTATCAACAAGCTGTGATACAGTACCGGATGGTTTGACAGTTGTGATAGCAGCAGCCGGATTAATACCAAGCTTGTCAGCATACTCAAGGTTAGTATCAATAGCAACTTGTTTCATCTCCCGAAGTAGTTGTGGATTTGGGCTACGTAGGAGTTTACAGTCCTGAATACCTGTTAGAGAAACGCCCAATAGAGCTTCCTCTTCACAGTTCTTCTGCCAGATTTTACGAACATACTTGAAGTTTGTCAAGGATGCTTGCAGTGTACCTAGAATTGCTGCTAGACGTACTTTGCGCTCTAGCTCTTTCTGATTGTCATCTTCACGACATACAACCTCTGTTAAGTTACATAGCTGTGCAGAACGTAGTGAGATTTCAGCACAAGGGTTAAGACCAATAATCTGCTCACCGTCACGGCGCTCTGGTGCCATGTCTTGTAGACCATAGCGAGAGACAATCCCACGCGCACCAGTACCAGACTTCATAAGGGCTAACCATTCGTCCATAAAGACTGCCATACTCGGCTTACTCTCGTAAGCTGCGGAGTTGTTAGCCAAAGCGCGTTGTGGTTCTGTTTCCCACCAACGACCAGACTTACAATCACGCACTTCAGGGTCGCCAAGGTCGCTGATAGAGATTAGAGCAGAACGGCGGACACCACCTACTACAACCACTTCAGCAATCTTACAAACGATATCATGAACTTCGATAGGACGAAGCTTACGCCCTGCTGCCTTCTTAAACACATTCGTTACGAAGACAAACAGTTCTTTTAGTGGTTCAGGCCCAGAAGCTCGGCCACCCATGGTTTTAAGACGGGCACCCTCTGGGCGAATCTTAGAGTAGTCCCAAGTATGAATGTTGCCAAGATAAAGTTCAGCAATCAACTTACGAAGACCCTTCGCCCAACCTTCTGCCGAGTCTTCGATAGAAATAACTCGGTCAGTATCATTAAACGTGTCATTGATGATAGGTAGCTTATTAACGTATTTAGCTTCCGCAGAGAAGCCAACACCTGTACCAGCCATCAAGATAAACAAGATTTCGTCGAAGACACGAATGTGGTCTACTGCTGCGAAGGAACAGTTATAACCTCTAAAGTTGTTCTGTGCCAAAGCAGGTCCGGCAGACCACATCGCTCTCATCGAGGGCATCACTTCACGGTTGTAAATAGCCATACGCAGTTCCGCATAATCCTCGGGGGAGAGTGTGTCTCCGACTTGGTTTATCCAGAAACCCACTAATCTCTCTACGGTCTCGGACCACGTTTCACGACGACCTTCATCATCTAGAAAACGTGAGTACCTCGAAAGGTGGATGAAGTTTTCATAGGGTTTCATTGAGTTCATTATTATTATCCTTTACTCGGCTAACTTTTCCATTAGCTCTTTTAGCATGTTAGTTTTGTTCTTACGACGGTCAAGCTCAATACCGTGGACTTCAAGCGCCCAAAAGTCAATCTGCTTCTTGGTCATCTCATCAAAGTCTGGTGTATCAACTCCGGTTGTTTCTTCAACAGCGTCTTCGAAGTCATCCAACTCTTCACGGGTTGCTTCAGCTTCTAATTCAAGCAACTCGTTCATAGGGTCGCACTTACCTGTGGTCTCAACAAACCAAGCATTACGCATAAAGGCTCGTTCTTCATCTGACCATGTTTTGCGGATTTCAGGGTCTTTCAAGAACACAGTCAAGTGTCCCTCGTGTTTAACCGCAGTTTTCATAAAAGTCCTGACGTAATGCAGGGCCTTCTCAAATTTAGGGTCTATATTCATTAGTTTAATCGTCCTCTTTGTTTTGTTGCTAATGCATCAAGCATATCAGCATAGTTAAGAATATACTCTTGCTCTGATTCTGAAGACTCGTCAAAGCCTTCCATTACTCCAGAGATATATTCAATCTCCAACTCTGTTAACGGGATTCCTTTTTGTTCCTTAATTACAATAGATGTCAGCATACTTATCGCGAATTCTGTCTGGTTCATACTCTGCTAAATCCTTCTGATTCCTCTTTAAACTCGTCTGAACCTCTTGATAGGCGTCCAGTATCAAAGTCATAGAATAGGTTTCCCGATGGACCCGTAAGACCCGTATATCGGCATTTCAGTACTTTAGTTTTGATTGTGTTACGTTCTTCAGGGTCATCTGAACCTACGTTTCTCGCAAAAGCAATGATGTCCATAGAGATTTGCTTGATTGAGCCAGAGCCACGGATGTCGTCCATAGCCGGAAGTTTGCCTTCTTCAAAGGATTTACCCTTATTGTCTGTCTTACGTAGGTGAGAGATTAGACCAATCCATACATTGTACTTCTTGACTAACCTCAACAAATCATTCATTATTTTATCGATGGCCTCGTTGCCAGTAAGTCCTTCTGCACCTTCCGAAGCGAGGATTGTAATGTGGTCAACAAAGATGTACTTCGCGCCAGTAAGACACATATACTCCAAGAAGTCCATAATAGAACCGTCACTAATGCTACCTTGGTGGTCCAGAACAAGTACCCGATTATCGCCAAAAAGCTTGTCATAACCTTCTTTAAGTTCATCTAGGGGAATCTCCTCTTTAGCTGGATTTCGATTAAGAGCCATGCCAGCCATCTTTCGGGCTGTCTCTGCAGGGCTTTCTTCTAATGAAACAATACCGATTTTGTCTTCCGTAGTTTCAAGCAGGTGAACAGCAATCTCTCTAAGAAGAGTAGACTTGCCAGAGCCAGTACCTGAAGTCCAAAGGGTAATCTCTCCTACGCGCATGCCCTTTAGTTTCTCATTCAACCCATCCATGAAAGGTGGGTAGGGTATTGACTCCATCTCATTGTACTTCTCCAGCTGATTCCAGAGTTCTTCTTTACTCAGGATACCCGCAGGAGTATAGTTAGTAGCATCATAGATGGTTTTAAGAACTTTGTCTTGGTCCTTAATCCAAAGGTCAGATGCGTCTTTCTCAGCACAAGAAGCTATCTTGATTTTGTCATAGCCGATGATACGGGCGGCTTCTCTAGTGGCGTCCCGTCCTGCTTCGTCTTTGTCAAACCATAGAATAACCTCATCAAAGTTGCGAATCCACTCACGCTCTTCAATTAAGTCTTTAACAGAAGAAGCTGAACGGATAGACACAACAGGATAAAAGGTTTTGTAACGCTTATACCAAGCTGATTGAACAGCCATAGCATCAAGCTCACCCTCGGTGATAACAATTCGTTTACCACCATTGTAGTTTTGTTGTCCGAAAAGACCACCACGGACCTTACCAATAGACCTGAAGTCCTTGGGAAGTTTCCTCACCTTATAGCCAGAGAGGTTTCCATTACGAAAGTAAGGGTAGTAGTGTGTGTCTACAGTGCCATCGATATCATAAGATACTTTGACGCCATAGTGTTCAGATATTTGTTTATAGATATTACGCTCTTTAAAGCCCCTTACGGGATACTCTTCCTGAACTTCTCGGAGGCTATCCCCTAAGTCATGGAAGTCGTCGTCTTCAACTGTATTCATAACAACTCCATCTCTAGGTGCCATATAATTTTTAGTACAGGAGAAGCAGTATGCTGAACCATCTTCGTATAGTTGTTTAGCATCACTACTCCCGCAGGATTCACAGGGTTGATTCTTTGTGACAATACGCCCCATTAGAACCTCCGTTTAATATTCCTTAGAAAGTTTCTTGTACGTTCTGTTGGCTCTTCTTTTGGAACAAATCGAATGGCAGCAATCTGACGGTTGTAGAACCGAGGTGTCTTCCCATCTTCTAGATACAATGTCATACTTTCAGAGACCATCTGACAGTAAGCTTCAGCATAGTATAAACCACCTTTTGTCCGGTAGGTATCAACTATAGTAAACTTGAAATTGTCATGTCCTAACTTTTTGATGTCATTGTTTAGATGAGTTGATGAACCCGTATAAGTTCGCCAAGCCATAGGTTTGCCATAAGTTTTGGAGGACTTCTTACCCATATGCCGAAACTGCTTCTTACCCCAGTAGAACTGGTTAGTTACAGTATTCTGAATACAGTAAAGAAATCCAAAAGATTTGTTCACATCAATGTCAAAAGAACATTTCCAATGCCCTAAGTCTTCATTTGATTGCATTGTCATACTTCTCTTTAGAGACCTTGAAGTGGTCGTTCATGTGTCGCCAGATGTGGATTAGTCGCCCATTCCAAATCATAGCTTCGTAACCTTCATCACCATAGTGGTCATGATAAGCACGACACACTGCATCCTGACGAGACTTACGGTCATCACAACCAACAAGTAGCTTCTCAGCTTTAACAGGGCCACACCGAGGGATACCGGGAATAGCATCAACACTATCACCCATAAGCATCTGTTTCCAGTAGAAGTAGTCTGCATAGTCTTCTTCAACTACATAGAACTCTCTCTTACGAGGGTTCCAGTGAGCACCTGCGATACAGTCAAGGTCTTTATCAACAGTAATAACAACACGGGGCATATTAGCCTTATCAGCTTCTAAAGCCCAGATACGTACTTGGTCATCTGCTTCATAACCATCACATAGGTGGCTACCGGGAAAATTAGAAGCCCAAAGCTTCAGGTCATCAAACCATTCTGCTTTAGTATTCTTTTTCCTGTGTCCCTTATATCCGGGATGGAGGTCCACTCGATAGTTGTTTGGTCCTCCGAAAGCCATACAATAGTCAGTAGCAAATACACTCTCAAGGTTTTCTTCTAGTACACTCCTAAACTTCTCTTTAGCTTCTTCTAGTGTATCATTACCCCACATACTAAGGTATAAAAATACATCTCCATCAATTACAGCTAAGGTCATTGAAGACCTCCTTTAATAATTATAGTTTGGACCCCTAATTTGGTCATAAGGGGTAAGTATTATTTTCTTATTATTTTCTTTGGTTTAGGTAGCACTCATTTTCCATTAAGTGCCCTCTCTTCTAGCTTGATGATACTACGACGCATAACCGCCTCAAGGTTAGACCCACGACGGTTAGCTATGCGAGAGACATACCAAAGAACATCAGAGAGCTCATCTAATAGGGCTTCAGTGCGGTCGGTATCGAGACGGTCTTTCCGCTCCTCCTTGAGCCACTCTGCAAGCACTTCGCCAACCTCTGAGGAGAGGCCAGCCATAAGGACAGCCTCGGTAGTTCCTTCATAC